ATTATGTGGGCGTTTATGCCTCCCTTAGCTGGCTGGACAACAAATTCTATCCGGATCAGCTGCCCTATGATGTCTGGGTTGCCCAATACTTCACCGAGTGCCAGTATTCCGGCCAATATGGCATGTGGCAGTACACCAGCTCCGGCAGTGTTCCCGGAATCCAGGGCGGCGTGGATATGAATAAGTGCTATCAGGATTATCCTAAGGCCATCAAGGAGAAGGGTCTTAATGGTTTTCATAAGCCAACTCCAACTCCCGCACCCAAGCCAGCGAAAACGGTAGACGTATACTATCAGGTAAGAACCAAGGCGGACGGCTGGCTTCCCGAGGTGAAAAACCTTGAGGATTACGCGGGTTTTACTGGAGCCGTCACTGATGTCGCTGTTCGTGTTTCCGCTGGTTCCGTAAAGTACCGGGTACATATTAAGGGCGGCAATTGGCTTCCCTATGTGACCGGCTGCAATATCAACGACGCAGTAAACGGCTATGCGGGAAACGGTTTGGAGATTGACGCTGTTGAAGTGTATTATTACACCCCGGACAGCATCAGGCCGTATAAGAAAGCCAAATACCGGGTCGCTCCTGTGGGCGGAAGCTATTATCCCTGGCAGTATGACAATGAAACCGGAAACGGCCAGGACGGCTACGCGGGCGCTTTTGGCAAACCCATCGGAAAGCTTCAGATTGTAATCGAGTAAGGCGGTGGAGCTGATGTCAACAGAAATCATCGTCTCCGTCATTTCTCTGCTGGGAACCATCGTGGGGAGCCTGGGAGGCGTTTTAGTTTCCAGCCGGCTGACCACCTACCGGATTCAAAAACTCGAAGAAAAAGTGGCTAAGCACAATAACCTGATTGAAAGAATGTATAAGGTGGAGGACAGCGCGAAAAGCGCCCATCACCGAATCGACGAGTTAAGGGAGGAACTGAAATGAAAATCAACTGGAAGGTACGGTTTAAAAACCCTGTGTTCTGGTTCAACCTGGCAGCGTCCATTTTTCTGCCCATGCTGGCATGCCTAGGCTTCAACTGGGAAGACATGACAAGCTGGCAGGCTGTAGGGAACGTGCTCTTACAGGCCGTCCAGAGCCCTGTAATCGTGGTGTCGGTTCTGGTATCTGTATGGAACCTGTTAAACGACCCCACCACAAGCGGTCTAAGCGATTCCAGCCAGGCGCTTTCTTATACCGAGCCTAAGAAAAGCGAATAATAGAAAGACAGCCCCCGGGAATTTTCCTGGGGGCTTATATTATTAACTGTGGTCTCTTTTGTGGTATTAAACGCTTGTATCCATTAGAAGACCTCAAAAACAGCCTTTTTTGTGCGGTTAATTTCTGCTGCGAGGATTCAAGTCACGTAAAACGCTACACGATCAATCACATGATGAACCTTCTCCCGCTTAACGCCGGCGGAATATAAAAGTGCGTTTTTGCTTACAACCGCCGCTTGCCTGGCGCGGGGTATAAATCCAGGCTTGAGCAGGATATCTCTATTGAGGTCGGAAATGGCACCCGACACACTCTGAAAAGAGTACCTGAGATGCAAGAGTGCCGCCTTGCCAATAGTGTATCGGGGCCTATTGTGCTTTCGAGCCTTTAGGTCCCTAGACCTAACAAAAATTTGTTAAGTGAACTCTTTTTCATTATATAACTCCGCCCTCCTTTCCGTTTTCGGTGGAAGGGCTTTTGCTGTGGAATCACGAATTTATCTATTTACCCACGTAATAGCTTATATTCGTGATTCGATTTGTATCATAAAAATGGGTTATATAAAAGCCCATTCTATTACAACATCATTCCCGGTTAAAATAATCTTTCTGATTAATGCATGGATAAGGCTTCGTTTTTCTTCCGTCGTTCCACAATTAAATATTTCTTCGGCATCGGCTAATAAGCTTTTTGCTTTTGCAACGGATAACTCCGGTTCATACAGCGGTATGTTTTCTATGGCTTCTTCTACCGTCTTCTTTTTCCTTGTAAGATCGCTGAGCCTTAGTCCTATTTCCGCTGTAGGAACGTCTTCCAATTGGTAAAGCGTTAATAACCGAGAAATTTGGCGGTCTATATCATCGATCTGTTTTTCCAGCGCTTTTCGTTGATCGATCCCCGGTTTTTGGGGCCGCTCTTTTGCGATGAGATTTTCTATTTCTCCTTCCAGACGTAAGTTTTTAATACGCGTTATGACATAGTTATCCAATGTTTCAGTTTTCCAGTTTTTATTTTTACACGAGGGGTCTTTTATCATTTCTAATTTTGTTTTTGTCCTGGAATAGCACGAATAAATATGCTCATATCTACGTTTAGGACTATTGGGATCATGAGAGCCGCGGTAGCAACCGGCCCCGTAATACCGTCCGCCGCAATTTCCGCAGAACAAAACGCCGCTTAATAATTGCGTAGCGTCAAATGGGGATTTTGCAGGCTTATCCGTCAGCTTCCAATCTTTCTCCGCAAGCTTTTTTTGTGCGGCTTCAAAAAGGCTGCTAGGTATAATGGGATCATGCTTGCCCGGATAGTCTTCTCCATTCCAATTTATCCGCCCTATATAAGTCTTATTAGAAAGTATATACCGCAATTTTGAACTGTGGGCCCATACTCCATGTTTATGAGAATAGCCTTTATTACGGAATGTTTTAACTATTTTTGTGAAAGCGTAATTTTGGTTTACAAACAAATCAAACGCCTCACGTATTTGCATAGCTTCGTACTCATTTACGACCAGCTGATTAGAAGCGGGATCATAGTCATATCCAATAGGCGTTATGCCGCTGCCGTGCCACATTCCGTTTTTAGCTCTCTCGGCAAGGCCCATCTGAGTACGTTCTTTTATTTGCTCTCGTTCAAGCTGGGCGAAAACGGACAATATGCCAATCATGGCGCGCCCAAACGCTGATGAAGTATCAAAGTTTTCATTAATGGATACGAAAGCGACTTCATTTTTTAGGAAAACATCTTCAATTAAATACAAGGTATCTTTTTGAGATCGGCTGAGCCGGTCTAACTTATATACCAAGACAAGATCAACTAATCCTTTTTTAATGTCGGAAAGCATTTTCTGTAATGCCGGCCGCTCCATTTTTGCACCTGAATAACCAGGATCGATATACAATTCATGCAAAATCCAATTGCGCGCGCTGCAATAGCTCTTTAAGCATTTTGTTTGTGCCGGTATGGAATAGCCTTCTTTTGCTTGCTCCTGTGTGGAAACTCGAATATATCCGCCGACGCGGATTACTTTATTTTCCATGAGTTCACCACTTCCGTTGCTTGCTTTGTACATAATACAAAAACCACCCTCAGAGTATGACTTGCCAAGCCTACCCGAAAGTGGTATAATTTCATTGCTTGGACGGAATTATCCACTTTCGGGTAAGCTGTTCTATTTTTGCCGTTCGTTTCTGCGCCAACAGAAGCGGGCGGCTTTTTCTTTCTAGAGAACTTTTTCTGAAATCATTTGGCAAATCTGTGACACATTTGCCTGCGAGACAAACTCAAATTTTACTTTTCCCATTCCACTGAACCAAAGTTCCAGTTCACTATCTAAGTCAAGAACTCCAGCGGTTTCTACAGAAAACGCCTGAATTTTGCTATATGGAAGTGAAGTAAAATCTTTCTTTTTCCCTGTTACGCCTTGGACATTAATTGCAATAATTCTTTTGTTCGTGAAAACCACACCGTCTCTCATTCCGCGGTATGTGCCGAGGATTCCTTCCCCGCTTACAAACAAAGGGGCAACCATTGCTTCGAAGTCTGAATTCGGTACAGGTTTTAATTTCATAAAGCTTGCGTTATTAAAGTCAATCATTTTAGACGCTCCTTTTATGTTTCCTACTAGCTACAACCAGTGGGAGAGTTTTTATTGCACGGTAATATTAAATGTATAATCTTCTATTGATTCGTCCCAGTTGTCTGAATAGCCCTCAAAAATAATCTGAAAGTCGGATTGATTCATTGCGGGGAAAGCTATAACTCCCTGTGTAGAAGCACCTGGCTGCAAATCTGTCTGGATTTCAGGGTAATCCGCTCTATAATTTCGTTCTTCCTCATATTGTTTTCCATCTTGCACAATCTTAGTGTTGAATGAATAAACGGAAAAACTAGAGCTGCCGTTATTCTGTATAGATACGTAAACACGGGTTTCTTTTTCTGCAAATTCCACTTTATGTACGGTGACCGAATATCCATATTGATCCTGTGTAACGCCGCTTAACTCAACGGTTTTTAAGGAGGGGGCGGCCGCTTCAGCATAGGAAACAATTTCAATGGAATCCGCTAAAACTCTGGGAGCGGAGATAATTCCACCGAAAGCATTGTATCCTCTGTCCTCTCCTTGTACAACACCGGTAACCCTTACATAATCGTCAACGGCAACCAAAGCCTCGTCTGACTGATAAGCAATGACAGTATTGCGGTCACTATTTTCTATATCAGTAAAGATTTGGAAATACATCACATTTCTATCTTTTTCAGGATTTTGGAAAACTCGTCCAGTCAGCGTTACACGTCTTCCCTTGAACGCGCCTGGGTCAGTATATAATTGATCGATTTCCGCTTCCGTTAACTCTGCCGGAGCCTCGGAAGAAACGATTTCTGAAGTAGTTCCGGCTATTCCTGAAACGGCGCTGCCATTGTTTCCATTAATGGCGGTGGCAACGCCAATAATCATAACAATGCCAATAAGCAATAAGATAGAGGCTAAAACAATTAAAAGAACGCCCCACCACCTTAAACCACCCTTTTTTTGGGGCTGATCCACATACTCAGGTGTGTTATATGGTGGCTCATATTGAGGTGCTTCCGGCGCGTACTGCTGCGGTGTGTTTGGAATACTGGGGGTAGAAACTGGGGCTTGTTGTTGCGCCTTATATCCGCAGTTAGGACAAAAATTGAAATTGTGTTCTGTTCCACAGTTTGGGCATTTCATAATATGACCCTCCTAAATATTGACAAATCTATAGTATCTTCGTCAAAGTATCCAATAATTGCCGTTGCAAATTCGGGAATAAATTTTATAAAACCTCTTGATTTTAAATTTTTGTGTGCTATAATAAAGACACAGTAAAAGTTTAGATGTAAAATTAAGGCATGAAAGGAGGATAAAGTTTGAAAGATAGAATTAAAGCTATAAGAAAATATAAAAATATGAAGCAAGCGGAATTCGCGCAAGTACTGGGAATAAAACCTAATACAGTAACAAGTTATGAAACCGGCTTAAGAGTTCCATCTGATGCTGTTATTACATCTATTTGCCGCGAATTTAATGTATCCGAACACTGGCTGAGAACCGGCGAAGGCGATATGTTTATACAACTGTCTGAAGATGCTGACTTTATTCGTGTCATGACAGAAATACAGGTTTCTGACGACGAATTAATCAAATCAATTTTAATGGCCTATTGGGATTTACCGAACGACAAAAAAGCCGCCATCAGAGACCTGGTGGACGGCATTTTAAAAAGGTATTCAAAAAAAGAAAACGCCGGGCAGTAATGCCCAGCGCTTATTTTGAAAGTTTTGCTTTTTCAAGAAGAATGGCATAAGTTAATATCTTCTTTGCAAAATCAGGTTCATTTCTTCGGATTATCCTAATAATGTTATCAATTGTGTCATCCGTCTTTTTCTTCAATTCTGCCACTCCTCTTGATAAACAAACATTAGTTCTGTATTTGTGTCTTTTAAACTTTTACTATGTCAATATTTTTCTGTAAAAAAGCATTGACAATACTTACTAAGTGATGTACAATATAGACACAGTAAAGAAACGTTCTTTGAAAGGGGCTGATAAAATGAAAAAAATTCCTGGAGTGGACATGGAAAAAGCTGCTGACTTGGAAATATTAGCTGAAAAACTTGTCATGGTTCCCAAGGAAGAGCTTATTTACATATCCGGGCGTGTCGATTCTTACGCAGATATGCAGAAGCGAGAGAAGATTTCGCCGGGCAACGAAAAGGAAGCGGGATAACCCATGAACCAGCTTTAGCTATTGAATTCAGGCAAAAGAAAAGCCGCCTGCGGTGGTTTCGCAGACAGCTATCCCCAAATTTGTTTACCCGAAACTGTTGCTAGAATAAGATGCCGTTAACACTTAGTTTTTTGGCAACCGAGATACATTACTGAACTTTACCAGACAGATCAGTTTTTCTCGTATTGTTTAACGGTGGTCGCCCCCTATTTATACTGAGCTGTATCAGTTCGGCTCCCCTCTTTCATCTTTATTCACATATAAAACCACTATATGTTTCTTGGCAGTCGCTTCACTTAGGCGGTTTTGGTTCCGCACTATGTAGCCATAGCATCAGCTTTCATCGGGAACCGGCAATCTCAAAAGTTTGGTCAATTCGACCACGCTCCTTTCAATTGCCTTTACGGCTTAAACAAATTATAGGAAATCTTTTGCCTGAATTCAATAGCTAGAGCGAAATAACAACCACAAGGAAGCGTGATAAAATGGAAGATTTAAAAATTACCTATGCAAAACTCTACAGAAACAAAAATGGAGACATCTGTGAAATGTCTCCGGAAGGCAATATAAGGTATTTTAGCGAAGAAGAGACGGCCGCATTTATGAAACGGTGCGAGGATCATCAACTCCGTGAAGGGATATCATTTGAGCCGTTACCCCTTCTGGAAAATCATTAAGTTGATTATCTTTCAACCAAACGTCAAGCATTTTTCTTCCTTCTTCTTCTGTAAGCATACGGTATGCGATTACTTCTAAGGTGAAATTTTTGTCTTTCACAGTTATAGCGGTTTTTACATCAGGGAATGGTAACGCTTTATTTTCCATTTAGTATTCCTCCTTTCCAGCAATATTCTATCACGTAGTTAAAAAGTAAGCAATCAGATTAACGAAAAGGAAGCGGGGTGAGGAAATGCGGGCAAGCAAAAGAAAAGCTCCTATTGGGACACAACAGGAGCAAATCGAGCATTTGGAATTCTTGACTTTTATATTATGCATTTTGGTCAACACTCTCACAGTCACTGTTTTATTGTTGTCCTATAGATTTAATAGTTTTCGTGATTTTATCATTGATATTATTTACCAGCAATCCGTTATTTTCCAAAATCTGAGTAAGATCTTGTGTTGAAGATAAGAAAGCGGGGTGAGGACATGGAAATCACAATCAAGGCCGAGCCAAAAGAAATAGCTTGCCTTATGGCTATGTTACAAGAGGAGCAAACAGAAATTATAGCATACCCCAACGGGAAAGAAATACACCGTAAAACCAATCCGGTTAGAAATGACACTGAGATTCGGAACGGTGTAGCTGAAAGTATAACAGAAACCGTTAATAAGGCGTTTAAAGAAATCTATCATACCGACAAACATGTATAGGACAATCCGACAAAAACATACCAATTACAAGGAGGTGTATCAATATGGCGAGAAAAAGTACGATGGTGACTAGTATTGACGAAATCGTAGGCTGGAACAAAATGGCAGATGGAAGAATCCTCAGTAATGAAGAATTTGACGGGGAAAACGGACACCCTGTCTATTTGTGTCCGGAAACCGAATCTTTTTTCCGTCTATTACTTAACCATCGCATGGAAAAAATGCGAACAGCCCAATTAGAGAAAGAACGCAAAGGCTTATAATGCAATTCTCTGCGGCTAACCCCCGCAGGAGGCCAAAAGGAGGACAAGCATTTGAACGCAGACGACAGAGAAAGAGTTCGGAAAATAGTGGATCAGGACGGTTGGAACATCATTTGGATAGGTGCAAAAATGCCATGTGAGTTTCTTGATGAGGAGGTTGAACTTCTCTATGAGGATATGGACGGCCAGCCTTGTATTTGCTATGCGATTTATACCTATGACAAAAGCGGATTTTACCATAACCCATATTTTCAGAGAAAATCCGACGGCGCAAAAATGGTTCGGTGCATTGCATGGCGTAAATCTCTTAAAAAGGCGTAAAACCATAAAGGAGGACAAGCACATGA